GTATGTGGCCAGCCGCCACGGGCTGATCGTGGGCAACCCGGTCACGATTGAGCAGGCCGTGCTGATGTCTGCACATGACAACGCTTACAACCCGGTGCGCGAGGATCTGGAATCGGCGGCTTGGGATGGTGTGTCCAGGTGCAAGACCTGGATGTCCGATTGCCTGGGTGCGGCCAGAACCGAATACGTGGCTATGGTGAGTGAGTATTTCCTGATGTCCATGGTGGCCCGGGTGTTTGAGCCTGGCTGTCAGATGGATTACATGCTGGTGTTGCAGGGGGCGCAGGGCGCTGGCAAAAGCAGTGTGCTGCAGGTGCTGGGGGGCGACTACTACGGGGCGGGGTCATTTCGCATCGGCGACAAGGATGCGCTGCAGGCCCTGCAGGGTAGGTTAATCTTTAACTTCAACGAGCTGGATGCGCTGAGCAAGTCAGAGAGCACGGCGATCAAGGGATTTATCACTGAACGCACCGACCGCTTTCGGCCCCCGTACGCAAAAGGCTTCCAGGCCTTTCCGCGCAACTGTGTGTTGACCGGCGATACGAACCAAGGCGAGTTTTTGCGCGATGCCACGGGTGATCGTCGCTTCTGGGTGGTGCACTGTTCGGACATCGATGTCGCCAAGATGATGTCTATGCGGGCGCAGCTGTTGGCTGAGGCCGTGCATCTTTACAAGTCGGGGGGCAGGCGGCATCCGACCAAAGAGGAAGAAAAGCGGCTGTTCTTCCCCGAACAGGAAAAGTGGAAGTTTGTGGATGTGTGGCATGACGCGTTGTCGCGCTACATCCACTCGGACGAGATTGCAGAGCACTACGACGGCTGTCTTTCAGACACAGGCCTGCCACTGGCGAACTGTGACCGGACTTTCTTCAGTACGCATGAGTTGTTGGTGAAGGCCCTGCACATCGATGTGGGCAAGGTGGACCGGGCGGGGTCAATGCAGCGCAGCGTGGGCAACGCGATGAAGATGCTTGGCTTCACGTCGCATAAATGGGAAAAGGGCCGCGTTCGTCCGCGCGGTTACCTGCGTAGCCTGGACGTTGTGCCAGACGCGCCTGTGGCCGTTTCCGCGCCGCCGCAGGCCCCTATCGGGATGGATGAGGTGCCAGCGTGGGACTGAGCACACATATGCATTTGGCAGTTATGGGAACCACGGGGCCGATGGGGCACTGTGGGCCTGTCTGGTGCATGGGTGTGAACGGCCACGATGCGACCAACGTCCGGCACTGTTTTAGTGCTGGCCGTATGTGCTGGCCGTCGCAAGTTGTTGATTTTCAAAGGGTTTCAGGCATCCGGCCAGAACGGCCACCAAACAGGCGCACACATGTGCATGCGTGTGGGCGTGGGCGCAGGCGGGCATGCAGGGGCGGGCGCGCATACGTGCGCGCGACGCATTTTTACTGGACATCTGGCCGGAAGGCAAAAAAGTAAATGGAATCAAAGAGTTGCGACGGCCAGCACAACGGCCAGCAGGTGGACGTGGTGGCCGGGTTAGCGCCATTGCCCACCAACATCAAGGATCAGATGCCTGTGTTGGCTGGGTTGCTGCAGAAAGTGGCGGTGAGCATGGGGCGCGAGTCCATCAACTTGCAGATCAGGGCCAGCATGGATTTGCGCCGGGCCTATGACGCGGACGATTACCGGGGTGTGAGTGCGGTGTATCGGCGTGGGCATGGGTGGATCAATGCGCAGGAAAACGGGTTTTGCCTGGGTGTGCCGGATGCGGCCATGAAGGCGTTTGTGAAAAGGCATCGGGGGTATTGATGGCACGTATCGAATACATCAAAAATCGTCTTGAAAACTGGGGTCGCTGGTGTCAACAGGGTGAGTCTGGAAGTCTTGGTTATCCAAGGCAAAGTAGTATTGCGAGACTGATTGCACCATCAGGTTGTAGTGATGCTGCGATACCACTTTCAAGCATTGACGCATCAGAGATTGATGATGCAGTTACTGCACTGAGGTTTACACAATCGCATCTGCATATGGTGCTGACGCTCACCTATGCCAAGGGCCTGCCACGCCATCAGGTGGCGGCGAAGATGGGTAAGGCTGATAGCACCATCAGCAGCAATTTGGATGCAGCAGATAGGGCGATAGATAGGTGGCTGGTCGATCGTAAGGCGGCGAAGGAAATGTTGGGTGTTGCATAAATACAATTTGTCCACATAGAAACATTTGATACATTTCAGGCAAGCTGTGTGATTTGTACGTGCAGCGCCCAATAAACCATGACGACGTAGTCGTTACTACACCCCGCCAGGTGCAAGCTTGGCGGGGTTTCTTTTGCCCATTCCATGCCCAAAGCAGCCCTAAAACCATGCAGCCAACCCGGTTGCGGTGTGTTGGTTCGTGATGGATCAAACCGCTGCCCAAAGCATCCCAAAGATGTTTGGATCAAGCCAGCCACTGCCACTAAACGTGTCACTGGTCGTAGGCTGCAAAGCATGCGTGCGAAGCTGTTTGAATCAAATCCTTTGTGCGCAGAGTGCGATCGTCAAGGACGAACCATACTAGCCACACAGCGTGATCACATCAAACCGCTGGCAGAAGGTGGTATGGATGACGATAGCAACGTGCAAGGCCTGTGTGAGGCCTGCCACGATGCCAAAAGCAAAGCAGAGTCCGTCCGGGGCCGCGCCCGCCACACCTAATGGATTTTGGTCAGGGTAGGGGGCATGAAATGTTTGGAGCCTGCCAAACGGAAACCGACCGAGTCCCACTTTTTTTGCGTGCGCAAGTAATGGGAGGGGGGGTACCTGTTTGGGGTGTTTGATCTGGGTTTGATCTGGAACCATTTAACAAGGAATTTTTTAGATGACTGGAAGCCGTGGGCCACTGCCGAAGCCTGCAGCGCTGAAATTGCTGGAGGGTAACCCCGGTAAGCGTGCACTGAATTTGTCGGATGGGGTGAACCCGCGTGTTGAAATTCCGTCGCCTCCGAAGCATCTTGGGCAGGAGGCAAAAAAGGAATGGAAGCGCATCGCTCCTTTACTTGAAGAACTTGGGCTGATCAGTGGATTGGATCGCGCCGCCTTAGCTCTGTATTGCCAGGCAGTAGGCCGCTTATCTGAGCTTGAAATGGCATTCAATGGCAAGATTCAGAGTCATGTCGACGAGGGTATGAGCTATCCAGAGGCCGTGTTTGCTGCCAGTCGGGTGGTCACCCCCAGCGGATTTGAGCAGCAGAGCGTGATTGTGAATTTGATCGCTGGTCACCGCCTCCAGGTGCACCGCCACCTGGCGCATTTTGGTCTGAGCCCATCGGCTCGCGCTCGGGTCCAGCCGTCGAATTATGTGCAGCCGTCATTACCCGGCATTGATCCGGCTCCCACAAGTCAAACAGCTGCCAGCGGATTCGCTAAATTTTCTTTGGTGTCGTGAAAAATCACATCGACCAGGCGCATGCCTACATGCGCGGGGTGTTGTCGCGTGAAATTCCCGCTTGCAAGTGGACAATTTTGGCAGTGCAACGCCAAGTTGACGATCTGGACCGCGAGCCATCAGACGATTGGCCGTGGGTCTTTGATCCTGAGAGGGCTGTTCGACCTTGTGAATTCATCGAATTACTGCCCCACATAAAGGGAAAATGGGCTAGAGACCGCCGACTGATTGAGCTAGGTTGCTGGCAATCGTTTATTTTGACAACGATTTTTGGCTGGGTCCATCGTGACACAGGACTGCGCCGCTTCCGCGACGTGTACCTTGAAATCCCACGAAAAAATGCCAAGTCAACGCTGAGCAGCGGTGTGGCCCTGTTTATGTTGACGGCGGACGGTGAGCCAGGAGCAGAGGTCTACAGCGCCGCCACCACCAAAGACCAAGCCCGGATTGTGTTTGACGATGCCAAGCAGATGGCCGAGCGCACGCCCGACATGCGCACCTACCTTGGCGTTGCCATCCTGCAGCATGCCATTACTGTGGCCCACACTGCCAGCACCTTTAAACCGCTGGCGGCCGAAGGCAGTACGCTGGACGGCCTGAATGTGCATTTCACGGTGCTCGATGAACTACATGCCCACAAAACCAGAGCTGTTTATGACGTGATCGACACCGCACGCGGGGCCCGTGAGCAGTCAATTCTGTGGAACATCACCACGGCTGGCACTGACCTGAGCGGAATCTGCTACGAACGCCGCACCTACACTACCAAAGTGCTGGAGCGTGTGATTGAAGACCACAGCACCTTCGGAATCATCTACACCATAGACGATGGCGACAACCCGTTTACCGAATCGAGCTGGGCCAAGGCCAATCCGAACTGGTTGGTCAGCGTGCTGCGCGACGACATGGAGGCCGCCAGTCGCAACGCTGAAAACAGCGAAGCATCACGCAACAATTTTTTCACCAAGCGCCTAAATGTTTGGGTGAACGGTGAGTCGGCCTGGATGGACATGGTGGCCTGGTCCAAATGTGCAGATACCAGTTTGAGCCTTGACGACTTCGGGGGAAAGAAGTGCTGGATGGGACTCGACCTGGCACAGAAGAAAGACTTTGCAGCCCTAAGCATCGTATTTCAGCGCGAAGTTCTGGTGCAGGTAAGCGATGGCGTATATGAGCCTAAGCAAGGCTGGCACGTGTTCACACGTCTGTACTTGAATGAGCTGGCGGTACAAGAAAGCGGAAACGCCCACCTGAGTGGCTGGGCCAGGGCAGGCCATGTGATCGTGACCGATGGCGACATCACCGACTTCGATGTTTTGGCCGACGACATGCGCCGCTATTGCAAGCTGTTTGATGTGCAAGAGATTGCATTTGACCCGGCCCTGAGTATGTACTTTGCCGGGAAGTTGATTGAAGAAGGTCTTCCGCTGGTCGAAATTGCCCAGCGTGCCATGTTTTTCACACCGCCCTTGATCCAGGTAGAGAACCTGGTGCATGAGAAGAAATTGAAATTTGACGGTAACCCCGTCATGACCTGGATGGTCAGCAACTTGGTAGTCAAGATCAGCAAATTTAATGAGCTGAGAAGCCCCACCAAAGAGCGGCCAGAAAACAAGATCGACGGCCCGATGGCCATGCTAATGGCACTGGGTAGAGCCTTAGCCATTCAGACAACAGAAAAATCATTTTGGGAAACACAACAGTGAAAAACGATCAAGAGTCAATGATTCCGGATGCGCTCATGATCTTCGGCGCAGGCCTGCTTAGCTATGCTGCAGGGATGCTGCACCCGGCAGCTGGATTTGCAGTAGCTGGGGCACTTTCCTTGGTAGCGGGTATCGTCGCTGCAAGGGCCAAAAAATAATGGGTTTTTTAGCCAAAGCGTTTGAGCGCAAATCAGCGGGCGGCGGAATCTATGAGCGCTGGCTGGAGATGCTCTCAGCGCACACCAAATCCAAGGCAGGTCCCGCCATCACCCTGGAAGCTGCCTTTCGAGTCTCAGCTGCCTTTGCCTGCATCCGAGCCATCAGCACCCAGGGCTGCGCCCAAGTGCCATTCAAACTCATGCAAGACTACGAGTCCGGCGGCCTGGCCCGCAAGCGTACTGCCCGTGATCATCAGATCTACGACGTGATCACAGCCAAGCCCAACAGCTGGCAAACCGCGTTTGAATTCAAAGAAACCCTGACCATGCACGCCTGCATGGGCAACGGCTACGCCTTCAAAAACATTTTCAGAGGCCAGCTGCTAGAACTGATATTGCTCGAACCTGGCCGCTGCAAACCAATCCAAAATGAGGACTGGAGCATCACCTACAAAGTCATCGGTAAAGACGGTCAAGCCAAGTTTTTTGACCAAAGCCTGATCTGGCATCTGCGTGGCCCATCGTGGGATGGCGTCATGGGCCTGGATATCCTTAACTTGGCCCGGGAAGCCCTGGGCCTATCCATCGCCCTGGAAGAAAGCCACGCCAGCCTGCATGCCAACGGCCTGCGACCCACAGGAACATACTCGGTAGACGGAACTCTCAACCCAGAGCAACACGATGCCCTCACCAAGTGGCTCAAGAAACAAGCCGGAGCCAGCAACACAGGCGCACCACTCATCCTAGATCGCAGTGCCAAATGGCTTCAGCAGACCATGACCGGCGTGGATGCCCAGCATAAAGAAACCCGTGACTTTCAAATCGAGGACGTGTGCAGATTCTTTGGCGTTCTTCCTATCGTCATCGGCTACACGGGAAGCAAAGCCAACACCTACGCGAGCGCAGAGTCCATGTTTGACGCGCACAAAGTGCTCACCCTTAACCCCTGGTTTGAGCGTATTCAGGACTCGGCCAACATCAATCTGCTGACTGACAAAGAGCGACGCCAAGGCTACTACTTCAAGTTTTTTTCCAACGGCCTGCTGCGTGCATCGGCCAAAGACCGGGCCGAGTACTACGCCAAATCCCTTGGCTCTGGCGGATCACCTGCCTGGCATACGCAAGACGAAATCCGCGCCTTTGAAGACACTGACCCGATGGGTGGTGATGCAGCCTTGCTTCCCCCACTTATCAACAAACCCGCTTCCCAACCCGCAGGAAACTGACCTATGCAACTCAAATACATCGAGCGCCCCTTTGCTGTCAAAGACGTGGGCCAAGACGGCATCTTTGAAGGCTTTGGAAGCGTCTTTGGCAATGTGGACTCCTATAAGGAAATCGTCGCCCCTGGCGCATTTGCAGAATCCCTTGCAGGCTGGAAAGCCGTAGATCGCCTGCCGCCCATCCTCTGGCAGCACCGCAGCGGTGAACCCATTGGACCCTACCTCAGCATGGAAGAACAGCCCGTTGGCTTGCACGTCAAAGGCCAGTTGCTGGTTGATGACGTTCAGCGCGCCAAAGAAGCACGCGCCCTCATGAAAACCAAAGCCGTCAACGGCCTGAGCATTGGCTTTGTCACCCGCGAAGACAGCTTTGACCGCGTGTCCGGCATCCGAACCCTTAAAAAAATAGACCTGTGGGAGGTATCCATCGTCACCTTCCCAGCCAATCCAGCGGCGCAAATCAGCTCTGTAAAAAGCAGCATTGATGCCATCCAAACCGTGCGTGATGCCGAATCCTTCCTGCGGGACACAGCAAGGCTAAGCAACACGCAGGCCGCGGCCTTCATCAGCCGCATCAAGTCCATGGCCGATCAGCGGGACGCTGACACCGACCCAGACGAACTCATGGCGTTACTGCGCCGCAATACCGAAACCCTCCAAACCATGAAAGGTTAACCCTATGAAACTCACCCGATCCAACCTTACGATGCTTTTGATTGGCATCGTTGCCATTGCCGCATTTTTTGCGCTGTTAGGGCACCCTATCATCCCGCCAGATGCGCTTGCAGGTGCTGGCATGATCCCTATGGCCATTGGTGACATTGACCTGAAAAAAGTCACTGAACTGGTAGAAAAGCAAGGCGCTGCATGGGAGGAATTCAAAAAAACCAATGATGAGCGAATTGATAAGCTCGCCAAAGGTGAATCCGTTGAAGCACTCGAATCCAAGCTCGCCAAAATGAATGACGCGCTGACCGAAGCGCAGGGCGGACTGAAAGAACTTGCCGCCAAGGCCAACCGCCCGGGCCGCAGTGCTGAAACTGACGAAAAAGAAGCCAAGAGCCTGGAGCGTTTTAACGCCAAGGCCAAAGCCGCTGCCATTGAAAGCGGTAAGACATTCGCCCCTCTGTCTGCTGAAGGCTACGCAAACTACAAGGCTGCTGTGGCGGGCTACATCCGCCGTGGCAATGAGAGCCTGACCCCTGAGCAAGCCAAAGCCATCAACGTCGGAACTGGCCCCCAGGGTGGCTATCTGGTTGGCGAAGAAATGGAGGCTGGCATCGAGCGCGTTGTAGGCCGCTACAGCGCCATGCGCCAACTCGCCCGCGTCATACCCATCGGATCAGCGGCTTACAAAAAGTTGGTAAAGACCCGTGGTTTGTCTGGTGCAACCCGTGGCAATGAAAACACGGCTGCATCCACTGGCACGACACCGCAGTGGGTTGAACTCACCTTCACTCCAGGCACCTACCTGTCAGACAACCGCATCAGCATGGAGTCCCTCGAAGACTCTGTTCAAAATGTTGAAGCTGACCTGATGGAAGAAATCGGCATCGAATTTGCTGAAATGGAAGGTGCCGATTTCATCACCGGTGATGGTGTCAATGGACCGCGTGGCATCCACTCCTACACAATGGTGGAAAACGCATCCTACGAATGGGGCAAGATCGGTCACAAAGTATCTGGACATGCAAGCAGCTTTGCCGCCAGCAACCCATCCGATGCCCTGATTGACCTGCAGCACGCCCTCAAACGCCAGTATCGTGGTAACGCCAACTGGTCGATGAACGACAGTACCCTGGGTCAAATCCGCAAGTTCAAGGACGGAAACGGCCTCTATATGTGGGCCCCATCCGGCATCCAGCTCGGTGCTGCGGGACAGCTGCTTGGTCATGCCGTCGTCACTGACGATTTCATGCCTGATCTTGGCGCAGGAACATTCCCCATCGCCTTCGCAGACTTCCAGCGCGCCTACTACGTCGTCGACCGCAAGGGTATTTCGGTGCTGCGCGACCCCTTCACGGCCGCGCCCCATGTCAAGTTTGTTGCCCGCCGCCGTGTCGGTGGTGGCATTGCCAACTTTGAGGCCATCAAACTCCTCAAATGCTCCACCTGATCAACCTGGCAACTGCCAAGTAAACCTTGACGGCTGCCTATTCAAATTCAATCAACCAGGAAAAAATCATGCAAGATGAAATGAATGAAATGCACCCCCTACGGGTCATCTCCCCCGTGTCGGTGGCCGACAACACCGCCCAGGTCGGCCAAATTATTGACCGCCAAGGCTTCAATGCCCTCACCTACATCATTCAGACCGGCTCGCTGGCTGATACGGATGCCACCTTCACCGTGCTGCTTGAAGAGGGAAATGCATCTAACCTGTCTGACGCAGCTGCGGTTGCTGATGGTGATCTCATTGGCACAGAGGCCCTGGCAAGCTTTACCTTTGCCGACGATGACAAAACGCGCAAGCTGGGCTACAAAGGCTCAAAACGCTACACCCGCCTGACCATTACCCCGTCAGCCAACGCCAGCGCTGCTCTTATTTCAGCCGTCGCTATTTTGGGCGAGCCTGAATTGCAACCCACCGCCAACCCGCCAGTCTAAAGCAGGATGTTATGTGATGCGCATGAGTAAACGTGCGCAACGCAAAACAGTAAATCTATCTATGAATTGAAAAATCATGACACTACCCGCTGGATATAGCAAGGTTCGTTTGACGCATATTGATGCTGTACTGAATGTACAGAATGAAATCGTTGGATTTTTGGACGATGACGGAACGATGTCGGCCATACCCATGTTTTCCCGCACGGCTGACGGAACTGTGACTGATTTGATTGGACCTGATGGAAATCCTGTTGGAATAGCTCTCAAGGGATCGACTTCTGTAGTGGATGGATTCATCGCAACCGTAGAGATAAACCATGCATCTGGTAGTCTGGATTTGTCCGCAATGGTCGTTAGGATGTTGCCATTAATCGTATCTGGTCCTGTCACGATTCCTATAACTGGGTCCCTTGTTGGGGCATCAGGTTTTGGATTGGTTATTGCTGACGGAGCGAACACACCAACCGTTTCAGGTGCTACCGAGTGGGGAAACTCCGCTGGATATCTCAACACCGCAGGCGTACCAAATCGGCTTGATGCTTGGCATGATGGCCTTAGTCTGCGCTATTCCTGGTCACAAGAGATGACCCCAACAGTAGCGGCGATACCTATTGCTCCGGTTGTTGTAACGGCACCTGGCGTAGCGGGCGCTGCCGTTGGGGTTGGATTTACATGGTCTGCTGCCGTCGTGACCGGCATCCCAACGCCAACGGTTACATACGATGTGCTGATCGGCGGAGCGGTTGTGGCCTCTGGTGCTACCTCTGGCAGCTATACGCCATCAGTTTCGGGGGCGGAACTCACAGTTATGGCGACTGCCACAAATGCCAGTGGAACTGCAACCGGGACAAGTGCGCCGGTCACTGTGGCAGCAGCACCGACAGTGCCAGCTCAGGTTACAGGTCTAACCCTTGGAACCGCAACCAGTACAACACAACCGCTGACATGGACAGCTCCTGGCAACGGTGGGTCTGCTATCACCGATTACACAATCCAGTGGTCTCCTGCAGGGGCTAACACTTGGACATCGTTTACACATAGTGCGTCCACAACTGCTGCTATAACGGTCACGGGCCTCACAGCGTCTACAAATTACGATTTCAGAGTGGCCGCAGTTAACGCAATCGGTGCTGGGGCCTATTCTGCCACCTCGACTGGCGCGACACCGGCTCCTGCGATCATTAATATTCGTGCATCCGCGGCAGTTGGTACAACAGAGTCTGGAGATGCAACTGCCGGGTGGACGTATACGGGTAATGCGTCTGATGTTGGATTTGCTGGCAATCCTGCTTTTGTCAGCGACAAGAAAATACCCGCAAACTCCGATGGATACTTTGATGTCAAATTGACTTCTTGGACTTCTGGAACAGCAGGTTTGTTGGTTGGACTGACGACGACCCAAGCCAATGGCGCATACACATCGACAGTTCAGAGTATCTATGTACCTGGGTCTGCTTCTCCGAATTACTTGGGATCAACAGGGGGTACAGGTGGTCAGAATTTGACTGTTTCAAGGGCTACGGTAAACAACGACATCATGCGTATCGGAAGATCCGGAAGCAACATTTATCTGGCAGTATCTTCTGATGGTGGAACGACATTTACCACTCTTAGGACGGCGGCGGCTGGGACAACCGCAGCTCTCTATCTACAAGTTATCTGGGGTACATCAGGAGTTAAAGCAAGCACCATCCACGGGTTTGGGGTTGTCTGATGTTTGCGCCTCTTTTTTCTTCACCACGACTAAGGATGTCGAGTGGCGTAAACATCGTCTGGGATGGCAACAGTCTTGTCGCTGGCGTCGGTGCAACTGGCGGGCTTACCCTGCCCGTTCAGACCGCAGCTTTATCGCCTGTTTCTGGTTCTGGAGCCGTAACGTCAAATGTCGGAGTCAGCGGACAAAGTTGGGCTGATATGACATCTGGAGCATCCGATGTAGACGCGGCGTGGGTACCAGGGAAAACCAACATTTTAATTCCATGGGAAACCACAAATAGCGTGTTTAACACTGGCCGAACGGGGGTACAGGCTTTTTCTGATGCTGCGACTTACATCGCAGATAGAAAATCTAGACATCCTTGGATTGTTCTTTGTCCCACCTCAATTCCAAGAACAAGCACGATAAACCAAGCGGATTGCGACTATAAAAACGCTCAGTTGGTTATTGCAGACAATCTCATGAGGACTGGGTATAAGTCAATCAAAATTGATCGCCTCGTTGATCTGCGGCGCGCTGGGAGTCCATTCGCATTTTCAGCTTACAACATGTCTGACTTCTCTGCATCTGGAGCAATCTGGTACGAGGGTCCGGGGTATCAAATCCACTTAAATAACGCAGGCTATGCTCTCGTCGCTGGGTGGGTTGCTGCAGCCCTGAGAACGCTTCCTGTTATGGGGTCGGTATGACCTGGAAGATGTAGGAATTTGATCATTCAAATAGCAGTTTCTTAAATCCAATCTATGTCCCTCAAACTCATCACCCCACCCACAGCCTGGCCCGTCACCTTGGCTGAGGCCAAGCTGGCCAACCGTTTTGATGCCACCGACCTGGATTCGGACATCACCGACATGATCAAGGATGCCACCCGCCTGGTTGAGCACGAGTCCGGCATCTGCCTCATGCCACAAACGTGGGAACTATCCCTTGACCACTGGCCGAATGCCATGTGGCTCACCCGCACCCCGGTGGCCAGTGTCACCAGTGTGAAATACACCGACCTGGAAGGCGTTGTGCAGACGCTTGCACCCAGCGCCTACACCGTCAGCACCACCGATGCCTATGGACCCGCCCGCATCACCCCTTCCTACAACACCTGTTGGCCTTTGGCGCGTTGCCAGCCTGATGCTGTGGTGGCCCGCTTTGTTGCAGGCTTTGCAGATGCGGCCAGCGTGCCCAGCCAGCTCAAGCGTCAAGTCAAGATATTTGTCGCCATGCTGATTGATGATCCCATGAGTTTGATCGACCGCCTGGCCGCCATCGACAAGGTGTGGTCCGCATGAAAGCCCGTAAGCTCAAGGCGGGTGATTTTGACCAGCGCGTGCGCATTGAGAAAGAGCAGCTTGGTATCTCTGACGCCTACGGTGTGCAAGCCGTTACCTGGGTCACCCATGCCACTGTATGGGCGCAAGTAACTGGCATGGCCGTGCGCAACAGCGAAGCTACCACCCAGGCCGTGCTTCCCGTCTCCACCCGCCGTGCACGCGTCTGCACCCGCTGGTTTGAGGGGGTCACAGCGGCCATGCGCGTGGTACAAATTGACCGAGGTAACCGCATTTGGCAAATCGTCACCGAGCCCACGGAAATTGGCCGAAAGGAAAGCCTTGAATTTTTGGCCGAATCCTACTCAACCATATGAGCACCACCAACATCAAAGGCCTTCGCGAGCTGCAAGCATTTTTGCAACAGCTCCCCGCCAAGGTCGAATCCAACATCATGCGCGGCGCCATGCGCGCCGGAGCCAAGGTGCTGCTCGACGATGCCCGGGAGAATGTGCCTGTGGAGCATGGCGACCTGCAACGCAGCCTACGCATCAGCACCAGCTCACGCCGTGGCAGGGTGGCATCCCGAGTCAAAACAGACTACTACACCGCCCGCTGGGTTGAATATGGCACGCTGCACCACCTCATCAAAGTGCGCGCTGAAGACAAGCCCACCCGCAACACCCGCCACGGCCTCAAAGCCTACAGCATGAAGAGCATCAACAAGATGATTGCACGGGGTAGCCTGGTGATCGGTGGCCACTTTGTTGGCCCAGTCGTCAAACACCCGGGTGCCAAAGCGCACCCCTACCTGCGCCCGGCACTTGACACCAAATCGGGTGCTGCCGTGGTTGCCGCAGGCAATTACGTCAAGTCCCGCCTCAATAAGGCCGGAATCGACACAGCAGACACCGCCATTGAGGCAGATTAAGGAC